TTTGCCCCCGCTGGCACACCTTTGCACGAAAAACTGGATGTAGAAGAAATCCCTGCTGAAGTTGAAGCTGCCATTGCCCCAGAGGTAGTGGAAGTGATAGAAGCGCCAGTAGAAGAAACACCAGCCGTTGAAGAAGCTGTTGAAGAAGCGCCTGTGGCTGAAGAAGCCCCAGTTGCCGAAGAAGCAGAAGCAGCGACGAAAACTGGCAAAAGCCGCAAGGAGTAACAAATGGCATTCGTGGTCGAAACAGGTGCAGGGCTTTCTAACGCAAATAGCTATGCCAGCGTTTCGGCTGCGGATGGCTATGTTGCTGACCGTGGCATAACGGGCTGGTCGAGCCTGTCGCAAACAATCAAAGAACAATCGCTGGTAAAGGCAACAGACTATCTGGAAGCCACATACCGCGATGCTTGGAAGGGCAATCGCGTCAGCGAAACGCAATCATTGTCATGGCCGCGCTATAACGTGGTTGTGGATGGCTTTAATTACCCCAGCGGTGTTGTGCCACCACAGGTCATAAACGCTTGCGTAGAGATGGCGCTGCGGGCTTCGGCTGGCGATACGCTGATTGCTGACCAAGGCCAAAAGGTGAAGCGCGAAAAGATTGACGTAATTGAGGTTGAATACCAAGATTATTCCGACCCGACGCAGCGTTACCCATTCATCAATCGGATATTAACGCCCTATCTTTTATCCGCATCTGAAAGCGGGTTTGGTGTAACACGGGTTGTCCGCACATGAGCAGCCAAGCGCAAACAGCATCACGGCTGCTTGCTAAATATGGCGAAGCGGTGTCCATCATATTCCCTGTTTATGGCGCGACAGACCCCATCACTGGCGCAGTCATCGGCACGAACACCAGCACGACAATAACAGGCAAGGGTTATCCCGCTGCTTACCATAAGCGCGATATTGACGGCGACATTATCCAAGCGGGTGATGTGCGCCTAATCCTTGAACTTATCGCCACCCGCCCCGCTGTGGGCTGCTTATCAACCATTGACGGCACAACTTACCGCATCATGGATGTGCAACCAATCCGTCTTACTGGTGAGGATGTGATTTATATATGCCAGTTAAGGTCAAATTGATGTTGCCGATAGGTCAGAGGGTTTTCTTTCCATCGCAATGGAACTCTGGCATTTTGGACAGTGTGCTACACGATACGCACAACCACGTTATTGCCTATATAATTAAGCTGGATGATGGTAAAAAGGTGGCTGTAGATATGCAGATTGTGGAGCCTTTAGATGATTAACAGCAAAATTAGTGCGGCGCTTGCGACCAAACTTAATACGCTTGGGCTTCCAACGCATTGGGAAAATGCCAAGTTCACGCCCACCAATGGGCAGATATATCTAAGCGAAAGCCTATTGAGCGGCGACACTAACCCTGTCGGTGTTTCAAGCGCAGCATCGGATGAATTTGGCGGCGTCTATCAGGTGCTTGTTTACGCCCCTTTGGATGCCAACAAGGGTCAGGCCCGTGCAACCGCTGACACCGTTGCTGCTGCATTCCAGCGCGGCGACAGGCTTACTTATGCTGGCATTACAGTCACCATACAGCGCACGACACAGAACCCAGCGTTTATATCTGGCAACCGCTTTGTTATCCCTGTCAGCGTGACGTATCGGGCGTTTTCATGACCACGTTCAGTTTGGACGTAAAGGCGTTTGCTGCGAAGGCTGAAAAGGACGCTGATGCCGCTATCAGTAAAATCTGTTTAGACCTTTTATCTGACATTGTTTTGAACACGCCTGTTGATAGCGGCAGGGCAAGGGCCAACTGGCAGTGCAGCATAGGTTCACCCGCAATTGGTGAAGTGCAATTTGATGCCGATACTGGAAGTGGCATTACAGCGCCAAGGGAAAGCGCCGCATCTGCCCGTGCTATCGCCGCTGGAAGCGCAGCCGTAGCCAGTGCGCCGCGCAATATTTTCTGGATTAGCAACAATCTGCCATACATTTACCGCCTTGAATTTGAGCAATGGTCAAAGCAAGCGCCAAGTGGTATGGTGCGGTTAGCAATCAACCGCGCAGAACGCAAAATGCGTTAGGGTGACTTGACTGCTTTTTTGTGTTAAATGTTCAATCCCATGCATGGAGATTAAATTATGTCTGACGTTGTTTCCTCGGTTGGCACTATTGTTTCGGTGTCGGCTACTGCCCCAGCCACTTATGACGCCACTGGCTTTGCTGCCCTAACTTGGGCTGCTTGCGGTGAACTGGCTGACTTGCCAGCTTTCGGCGCTGAAGCTGCACTTGCAACACACACGCCTTTGAAGACTGGTATTGTTGCCAAGCGTCGTGGTTCGCTGAACTATGGTTCGGTTACTTTGACAATGGCACTGTCTGAAACAGATGCTGGTCAAGTCATTCTGCAAACCAAGGGCAGCGCCGCTGCTGGCGCAAGCGCACTTGTTTCGGTTAAAGTTGCTCTGGTTAATGGCGACATTCAGTATTTCACTGCACAAGTTATGTCGTTCAAAACCAATGTCGGCAATGCTGACGCAATCACAATGGCTGAAGTGACACTTGAAATCGACAATTCGGTTGTTAAGGTTTCTTCGTAATTAGCCAACAAACTTCCCCGTCGTGGCTGCATCCGACCACGGCGGGGGAGACTTTCAACATCGGTGCATTCGGATGGAACTAAATATGTTTGACCTAAATTCATTGAAACCTGTTAAAGCTGATGATGGCGCTGTTCTTAATATCGCGCACCCTGAAAGCGAAGAAATCATTGAGGGTATGACGATTACCCTGCTGGGACAGGACAGCAAAGTTTATCGCAAAATCCAACTTGCAAAGCAGCAAGCGGCATTGAACCGCATTTCCAAGGGCAAGAAGGCTGTCGATTTTGACGCTGAAAAGCTGGCTGAAGACAGCATTGATGACCTTGTGAAGCTGACTGTTGCTTGGGAAGGCTTCACGCTTGATGGCGTAAAGCTGGATTGCACACCTGAAAACGTCCGCACCGTTTACAACGAATGGTCGTGGATTAAGGAACAGGTGTCGGAGTTTGTCGCTGACCGCGCAAACTTCTTTCGCGCAAACGATTGAGCAACTCACCTTATTTGTAAAACAAGCGGCTTGGCTTAACACAATCCCGACGAAGGCAAAGCGCCCACGGCGGGAAACCAAGTCAGACGTAATGCCACCCGTGCTTGGTGGGGCTTACCTTATCGAAATTCTTTTCGAGGTTGGCCCCGCCAAGCCTGTTGGCATGGGTGGCAGCGCGGCAATAGATGAAGTTGATTTGGCTGCATGGATGTCAAATCAGGGCGTGACGCTGACACCTTGGGAAGCCAAAACAGTCAGGCAGTTGTCCCGTGAATATGCTGCGATGCTATCAGAAGCTGTCGAACCAAACACGCCGCCGCCTTGGGTTGACCCTAATATTATGACCGCTGAACGGCGCGAAAAAATATCAAATGCGATGTCTGATTGGGCAAATCTAATCAACACCAAGACACGATGAAAATCTTGTGCTATGGCCCATATTAAGCGATAACGCTCTGGGCCTCATAGGATATTGCGCGTGGCAGATTTAGCGAACCTTCGGATTGCAGTTGATAGCCGCGATGTTGCGTCGGCATCGCAAGACCTAAATAAAATGGGTGCTGCCGCTTCTGGCGCTGAAGGCAGTGTTCGCAGCTTTGGCGCAACAGCTACGCGAACATCTGTGGCCGTCAACGGCATGAACGCAGTTATCGCACAGGGAGCCGCAGCACAAACCGCAGCCGCAAACGCAATGAGGGCTGTCGGCCAGACGGGCCAACTTGCTAGCCATCAAATCACTAACCTTGCATTCCAGTTTCAGGATTTGGGTGTGCAGATTGCGTCGGGGCAAAACCCGCTTGTGGCGTTTGTGCAGCAAGGAAGCCAAATCAGTGGCGTGATGATGCAGTCAGGTATGTCCACCAAGCAATTTGGTGCTGCGTTGTTGACCACCATTGGAATTTTGAAGTCAACATCTGACGCGCAGCTTGACGCCGCCGCTGCTTCCACTGGTGCAACCGCTTCCCGTTTCCGTGCATTGAGCGCCCAAGCCGCTGAAGCCGTGATTGCTGCACAAGCTGAATTGGCACTGGCCGCTGCCCAAGCTGAAAACGCAACAACTGCATTGGCATCGCAAGCCGCAACTGAAAGACGCGCCGCTGGTCAGGCCCGTCTTGCCGCCGCACAAGTTGAAGCCGCCGCCACAGCCAAGGTTCTTTCTGCCGCAGAAATGCAAGCCGCTTCCGCTGCAACAGCCGCTGGCGCTGCCACTTCGGTTGCGTTTGCGCCAGTTACGGCAATCATCCTTGGTGTGGTCGCTGCCGCCGCGACCCTAACTGCTGGCTTTGCGCTTATATCTGGGCAATTCGATAAGTCTGGCGAAGTTGAAGCTTATGCCAAGGCGATGGGCATGACCAGCGAACAAATTGAAAAGGCTGGCGGCGCATCTGTGACCACGATGGATACCATCAAAGGTCTTTGGATGACCATGTATGAAGGCTTAAATCTTGGCGCAGTCTTCGACACGATAAAAGGCTGGCTTGATGAGGCTGGGAAGTTTGCGGTCATATCCGCCAAAGTCATTTTTGCGGCTTTTGCTGGCACGTTTAACGCCATCAAAATAATCTGGGCCACCTTCCCCGCTGTTTTAAGCGACCTGTTTGTTCAAGCGGTCAACGCTGCGATTGGCGCTGTCAGCTTTCTGGTCAATAACATTGTTGCGGCTATCAACGACCTTGCTGGCGAACCGCTTTTAAGCCCCGTCAAATTTGCCCAAATCGCAAACGAAAACGCTGGCGCTGCACAAAAGGCTGGTCAGGCAATCGGCAAGGCATACACCGACGCCTATTCTGACGCTGGCGCGTTTATGAGCAAGTGGGAAGCGAACAGCATCAAGGTTGCCAAAGGGCGTCTTGATGAGGAACGCAAACAGAAGAAGGCTGCTGCCGAAAAGAAATCGGAAGAACAGAAGCTATTTGAACAGCGTGAAAAGCAAGCGAAGCAGTTTCTTGAAAATACCGAAAAGGAAACTTCGCGCATTGGCAAGACCGCCATTGAAATTAAGAAACTGGAAATTGCCGCTGCTGCTGCCGCTGCACCAACTGCGCTGCTTGGCTTAAAAATTCTGGCCGCTGGCGCTGCTTGGGAAGAAGCGACCCGCAACCAAGCTGGCAAGGACTTCCAAAACAACATCATCAAGCCATTGCAGAATGAATTGGCATTGGTTGGCCTAACTGGTGAAGCCCGTGCGCGACGCGCATTGGAACTTCAGGAAGAAGCATTCAAGGCCAAGGCTGCGGCTGATGGCATCAAAGATGTCAACGCTGCTTGGCAAGAATACTTGAAAGCCGAAACTGACATCATCAACGCCGAAAGCGTTTTTGATAAGCGCCAAAAGGAAGCTGAAAAGCTAAAGGAAACGATTGCTGGCCTGATTGACCTGACCGACGAACTTTTTGGCGGCGCGGGTTCATTCTTGGCTAACCTTGGCAAAGAAATAAACATCGTTGCCCCAGATTTGAAAAAAGACCTGAAGACGATTTTCGACGATTTGCCGAAGGATTTGCAAGACACCTTTAGCGGATTTCTTACTTCACTTCCCACCGTTCTTGCCAATGCTCGAATTGGTCAGATGGTTGGCGGCGGCGCTGGTGGTGCTGTTGGTGGCGCTGTTGGTGGTGCGCTTGGCAAGGAGTTTTTGACCAAGGGATTGCAGGACATTGGCGGCAAGGTATTTGGAAAGGCGCTTGGCTCTCTTGCTGGGCCGCTGGGTTCAATTGCTGGTGGCTTGCTTGGCGGTCTTGTTGGTGGCTTGTTGACCAAAACCAAAACGGGCAGCGTAACGCTTACCCAGATTGCTGGCGGCGCTATGCAGCGCACTTTGACGGGCAATAGCGCACAGCTAAAGGGTATCGCTGACAATATGGCGAATGGCCTATTAAAAGGCTTGGGCAGCGTTGCAGAACAACTTGGCGGCACATTGGGTGGTAACGTCAAGGTCAGCCTTGGTATGCGTAAAAAGGATTACGTTGTTGACCCAACTGGCGCTGGCCGCACCAAGGGTTCTGGCGTTAAGAATTTTGGCACAGACGAAGCGGCTGCGGTTGCATACATTACGCAACTTGCAATTCAGCAAGGCATCGTCACGGGTATCAGCGCAGGGGCGCAAACGCTCATTCGCGCTGGCAACGACTTGAATGGGCAAGTGCAGAAGGCACTGAAGTTCGACCAAGTGTTCAAAGACCTGAAAAGCCAAAGCGACCCGCTGCAATCAAGCCTTGATGAACTTTCCGTCGAAATGGAAAAGCTGAAGGTCATTTTTGGCGAAGCTGGCGCGTCCGCCGCTGATTATGCCAAGCTTGAAGAACTGTATGCCATCAAGCAAGCCAAAGCGATATTTGAAGCTAATAGGCCGCGCCGTGAATTAGAAATTGAACTAATGGAAGCGCAGGGCAATGCTGCTGGCGCTTTGGCTGCACAACGTGCGCTGGAACTTGAAGGCATGGATGCAAGCCTTCGTGGGTTGCAAGAGCAAGTGTATACCGCCCAAGATGCTGCAAAGGCGACACAGGCATTGGCCGACGCACAGGAAAAGGCTGCTGAAGAAGCGGCTGTATTGGCTGAAGCGGCTTTGGCATTAGCCAGAGATAGGCGTATGCTTGAAATCGACCTTCTTGAAGCGCAGGGCTTTGCAACCGACGCGCTGGTCGCAAGGCGTCAGCTTGAATTGGAAGCAATGGATGAAACATTGCGTGGCTTGCAGAAGCAAATTTGGGCTGCTGAAGACGCTAAGGCTGCAAACGATGCAATGAACGCTGCCGCCAGTGCTGCTGCGGAAGTGGCAAAGGCTGCTGCTGACTTGCAAAGAAACAGGGTCGAACTTGAAATACAGTTGCTTGAAGCACTGGGCAAATCATCCGAAGCATTGGCTGCGCGGCGCGAATTGGAATTGGCGGCGCTTGATGAAACATTGCGCGGCTTGCAACTTCAGATTTATGCGGCTGAAGATGCCAAAAACGCAAGCAATGCAGCGGCAGAAGCTGCCAGAACAATGGCTGCGGAACAAGAAAGGCTGGCTGAACAAACCTTGGCCCTTTCCCGTGAACGTCGTTCTATGGAAATCGACCTACTGGAAGCACAGGGCTTCGCGGTTGAAGCACTCGCTGCCCGTCGCGCTGTTGAACTGGAAACCATCGACGCAAGCTTGCGTGGATTGCAGTTGCAGATTTACGCTGCCCAAGATGCCAAGGCTGCAAATGATGCTGCCGCTGAAGCTGCACGGGCTGCTGCTGAAGAACAGTCACGGGCTGCTGAACAAATCTTGGCTGTCGCAAAAGAGCGCCGTTTGCTCGAAATCGAATTGCTTGACGCACAGGGTTTTGCTGTTGAGGCGCTTGCTGCGCGTCGGGCGATTGAACTTGAAACTATTGACGCTACCCTTGTTGGACTGAAGCAGCAAATCTGGGCCGCGCAAGCCAAGGCAGAAGCAGATGCCGCCGCTGCCAAGGCCGCTGAAGACGCCGCCAAGATACAAGAAAAAGCCGCCGAAGACGCTGCACAAGCAATGCAGAAATACGCCGAAACACTGGCAAGCGTCAGCCAAACAGTTGTGGACGAAATCAATCGTCTGCGTGGCATTAACGCATCGTCATCGTCAGTATTGCTGAAGGCGCAGTTTGCCACGCTGACCGCACAGGCACGAACAGGCAATCTGGATGCACTTGGTAAGCTGCCAGAACTTAGCCGTTCGATTGAAGAAGCGACACTTGGTTCGGCAACGTCTGCGCTTGAAGTTGCCCGTATCCGTGCGTGGCTGTCAGCAAGCCTTAGTGAAACACTTGGGGCGCAAGCAGCAAACAGTGCAGAAATTGCCACCACGGGCGCAGGGTTGGTCTTTGACGGCAACCAAACTGGCTTGGCAAGCAACAGCGCAGATACTGCCGACGGCATAGCCAATATGCGAAATGAGATGTATAACGTGCTGTATCAAGTCGCCAAGAACACTGGCAAATCCTATGAATTGATGGACAGGTGGGATGGTGACGGGTTGCCTGACATTCGGGAGGACGCAAGTGATTATTATTAAGCCCGTTGATGTTACGGAAACCAATCTGACAACAAGCAACGTAGCGGAAACGGATTATCCCGCATGGACTGCTGGCACATATACGATTGGAACCCGCCGTATATATGACCACAAGATTTATGAAGTGGTTGCTACATCAACGGCTGACCGCCCTGATGTCGGCGCGGCTGCTATTTCGCCAACATGGATTTTCGTTAGCGCGACAAACCGCTTCAAGATGTTTGATATATCGGTAGGCTCTGGCACACAAAACAGCGGCACGATTGATATTAAAATCACCCCTGCGACAGTGTGCAATTCCGTTGTGCTGTTTAACGTCGATGGTTCAAGCGCACGGCTTATTGTCAAATCATCTGGCGGCACGACTGTTTACGACCAAACCATAAGCCTTGCCGACTACAGCGCCATAGACGGCTACTTTAATTATTTTTTCGCGCCGATAACCGAAACGGGCGCATCTGAAGTGGCGTTTTTGGATATTCCGAATTATTCAGGCGCATCTTTCCAGCTTATCATCGACGCTGGCGCTGGCACAGCTTCATGTGGTGAACTTATTATCGGTCAAAAGTCTGCGCTGGCTGTGACCAATTTCGGCACATCTGTCGGCATCAAAGATTATTCGGTTAAAACCATTGATGACTTTGGCAACGTCACGATTACGCCACGCGCTTACAGCAAACGTGCTGATTATGACGTAACTGTTGAAACCAGCGATGTCAGCGCGTTCACCCGCTTTCTGGCATCTGTTCGCACCACGCCCGTTGTTTACATCGGTGACGAAAACAGAAGTGAAACGATTGTTTTAGGCTATTACCGCGACTTCTCGATTGTGCTATCAGGCCCGACAATATCGGAATGCTCTTTGTCTGTTGAAGGGTTGATTTAATGGCCGTTACAACAATTTCAGCAATGCCAGCATCGCCTTCACGATTAGGCGACCCCAGCAATTTCATCACCGAAAGCCTTGCGTTTCTTGACGCGCAAGCTGGCTTTGCAACGCAGTGCAATAGCGTTGCGTCCACATTAAACGCTGGCAAGTTTAACCCAAATGATTGGGGCAACCTTGGCCCTATTAGCGGTTCATCGCCTGTATCTGTAACGAACTTTATTAGTGAAACACCAACCAACCCGCCGCTGCTTGGTCAAGGCTTGGCAGATGCCATTGATGATATGCTGGCGACCTTCAATCCGTTTATATCGGACGCAAACACCGTTGCAGCTTGGATTGATGGCGAAACTGATATTGCCAACCCAAGCATCGTTGACCCGACGCGCCCAATCATTCCGACAGTAAATCCAAGCCCATTGCGTAACGATGGACAAGGCGCTTTTGAAAGCAAGGCCCTGTCATTTTACGGCAGCGCACGGGCATTTTCATTATCGCTGCAAGGCTTGGCTGATTACGTTGCTGTCTTTTCAAGCGGCTATGAAGATTGGTCGGAAATTGATATAGTATACACCGAAACTGATGACTGGGGTTTTATCGCATGAGTAAGCAAGTAAAAATTCGTCGCGGCACGACAACCCAACACGCAAGTTTTACTGGCGTCGAAGGCGAAATAACGGTCAACACCACCACCGATACAATCCACGTTCATGACGGCGCGACTGTTGGCGGACGCGCATTGTCACGCGCTGATGGCACAAACGCCAGCGGGAACTGGAACGTCGTTGCAAATAACGTCAGCGGCATCGTCGCGGTTGTTAATGGCGGCACTGGTGCGAACAGTGCATCTGGCGCACGAACTGCTCTTGGCCTTGGTTCGCTGGCTGTTTTAAGCGCCATCAATAACGACCAATGGAGTGGCGCTGACCTTACGGTTCCCAATGGCGGCACTGGCGCATCTGATGCCGCTGGTGCGCGAACCAACCTTGGTGTTCCTTCACTAACTGGCGGCGGCGCAAGCGGCACTTGGAATATCAACGTAACTGGTAACGCAGCAACGGCGACAACCGCGACAACTGCAACAACTGCGTCCACGGCTACGGCTACCGCTGCGGCTGTAACTTTTAGCAGCGGCGGCGATGGCGTTGCGGCTGGTGGTTCGTTTAACGGTTCTGCTGCACGAACGATTAGCTATAACACCATTGGCGCACCTTCAGTAAGCGGCGCAAACGCAACTGGCACTTGGGCTATCAGTATATCTGGTAATGCTGCAACGGCGACCAGTGCGACCACGGCAACCACAGCAACAAGTGCAACGACTGCCACCAGCGCAACAACTGCAACATCCGCTACAACGGCTGGTTCTGCGACAACTGCTGGCTCTGTCACCAATGCCGTGACGTTTTCTACCACTGGGGGCGCTTCTTCTGGCGCTACTTTTAATGGTTCGGCTGCACGGACTGTCGATTACAGCACTGTAGGCGCTCCTAAAGCGGATGGCACGGGTGCATCTGGCACTTGGGGTATTAACATCACTGGGAACGCTGCAACAGCAACCAGTGCAACCACTGCCACGACAGCCACAAGCGCAACCACGGCAACGACAGCCACCAATGCTACGAATGCCACCAATGCGACAAATGCCACGAACGCAACAAACGCAACAAACGCAACGAACGCAACAAAGCTGGTGGCTGCAAACTTCACTATTGAGCAAAGCGGCACTGACTTATTGTTCAAACACAACGGCACGACCATTGCTAAGTTAAGCAGCGCGGGTGCGTTTACTGCCGTCAATAACGTCACTGCATACGGGACTGCATAACCATGACATTGCCCACCGGAACTATATCCATGTCACAGGTCAACACGGAACTTGGCCGTTCAGCGACTGCGACTATTTCGCTGAATGAAAGTGCCGTGCGCTCTTTGGCTGGCGTTCCGTCTGGGACAATTTCAATGGATAACTTGCGCGGTAAATCTAATGTGGCTTTTACACCTGACGGCGGCACATCTGCTGGTAGCGCCGTTCTTTTGCAAGACCAAGGTGTTTTAACCGCAACTGTAACAATTGACTGCTCTCAACCTGCTGTTTGGACTTGGAGTGGTGGTGGAGATGATTATTATGTGTCAGTTGCCAGCGGTGGCACTGCTCTCAGCATTATATTTGAAGTTTCTTCATCAGTATTTGGCGGATGGGCCTTTGCCAATTTCACGGTGCAAGGCACTTCTGGCGGCACAAGTCGTTATTGGAATGTTGAACTTATAGCTGAAGACAATTCATGATGAACGCCACCACACTTTTCACCATCCTTGGTTTTGTTATGACCGCCCTGACTTTTGTTGGGGCGTTGATAACCGTCTGGGTCAATCTAACCAACAAACTGACGCTTCTTGAAGCGCGACTTGGCTTTGGTGATGAAAAATTCCAAGCCATCGACGAAAAGTTTAAAGAGGTAATGATGCACCTTCGCCGCATTGAAGACAAATTGGATAATAAGGCTGACAGACCATGAAGAAATTTGTGTTTGGTTTTATCGCGCTGGCTGCATCATCATCGGTGGTGCTGGCACAAACTGTATCCGTAGCGCCTACGGAATACATCTATAACACGACCACGACCAGCACATCTGACAACACCAACACGACCACCAGCACGAACACAAACAACAATAACAACACTTCGACCAGCACATCGACGAACACGAATAACAACAACAACGTATCTGCCAGCACTTCGGTAAATACCAACACCAATAACAATTTCAACACCAGCGCAAGCACCAGCACATCGGTCAACACGAACAACAACGTGAACGCCAGCACAAGCACTTCGCTGAACACGAACAACAACAACAATGTAAGTTCGTCAACGAACACCAACATCAACCAAAATTCTGGCACGATGACCAATATCAACCAGAACACCAACATCAATTCTGGCACAATGACGAACATCAACCAGAATACGAACGTCAACACATCTGACGCCACAAACCGCAATTTCAACACGGACGTTAGCAACAGCACGGTCAATCAGACGGTCAACAGCAATAACAACAGCACCGTGAACACCAACAACACAAACAACGACACCAGCACGATTAACCAAACGACGAACAGCAACAACAACAACGTCAACCAAAACAACAACGTCAACGTCAGCGACAGCAAAAGCTACAGCGAAAGCGTCAATCGTCAGATAATCGACCAGAACATCAAATCGCCACCACCCAGCGCCATCGCGCCGTCCATGATGTCCTACAGCCAAGACCTTTGCACCACGGGGCAATCGGGCGCGGTGCAAACGCAAATCATCGGCTTATCGGCTGGCCGCACTGTGCGCGACCAAAACTGCGAACGTATGAAGCTATCCAAGACGCTTTACGATATGGGTATGCGTGTCGCTGCTGTGAGCCTTCTATGCCAAGACACCCGTGTTTTTAGGGCAATGGAAATGGCTGGCACACCCTGCCCGTTCATGGGCGCAATCGGTGAAGCTGCAACAGCGGCATGGGAAGAAAATGCTGACCGCCGCCCCGACGCAGACTAAGCGTCTAATCTCTTTATTGGCCGCATTGCTGGTC